TTCTATCAATCAATGGTCAAGGTGATATCAAATTTATGAGACCTAATGGTAGCACTTCTTATGATATTACTTTAGCAACACCAACACCAACTGCGGCTAGAACAATTACATTGCCTGATGCAACTGGCACTATTGCACTTACAAGTGATATAACGGCTTCTGGTATAAGCAATGTTTCTGAAGATAGCACACCGCAACTAGGTGGAGATTTAGATGCTCAATCAAATCAGATTACAGCAGTAAGCAAACTAGAAGTAACAAATACTTCAACTGATGATAGTATATTAATCACAAGCACAGAAGATTCAAGCACGGCGGCTCCTGTGCTAACGTTTAAAAGAAATAGTGGAAGTCCTGCAGATGCAGATTACCTAGGACAATTAAAGTTCAAAGGTGAAAATGATGCAGATCAAGAAATTGTATATGCAAAAATTACTGCAAAAATTTTAGATGCAAGTGATTCATCTGAGGACGGTTTGATTGAATTCATGTGTAAAAAAGCAGGATCCAATGAAATTGTTGCAAGATTACGATCTGATAGTTTACAATTATTAAACAGTACCAGCCTCACAGTTGATGGAACTATCGAAGGTGCACTTGTTGATGGAGATGGTGATACAAAAATACAACTTGAAGAAAGCAGTGATGATGACACCATACGTTTTGATGCGGCTGGCAATTATGTAGCATGTATTGAATCAACTGGAGTGGATATAAAAGGTTCCTATACACTTACACTTGGCGGTATTTTAGACGCTAATGGACAACGTTTAACCAATTTAGGAGCACCAACATCATCTACTGATGCCGCTACTAAAACATATGTAGATACTGAATTATCTGCTTTATCAAGTAGTAGTATTTCACAAGGCAACAGTAGTGTAGCAGTATCTGACTCTGGTACTGGTTCAGTTGCAGTTACAATTGACGGATCAACGCACACAACATTTAATAGTAGTGGTGTCACCTTGGCAACTGGTGTTTTTAGCGGAACTGCTACATCAGCTCAATATGCTGACTTGGCTGAAAGATACACTTCAGATCAGCAGTATGAGCCAGGTACAGTGGTTGAGTTAGGTGGAGAACAAGAAGTGACACAAACAACAAGGCCAACAAGTTGTACTATTGCTGGAGTTGTATCAACTAATCCAGCGTATTTGATGAATAAAGATTTAGAAAATGCAGTGGACGTTGCATTAATAGGCAGAGTTCCTTGCAAAGTAGTAGGACCTGTTCGTAAAGGTGAATTTCTTGTAAGCAGTCGTACACCTGGTCATGCAGAAGCACATAAGGATTTACATGGACCACCAGCAGGAAGTGCAATTGGCAAAGCAATAGAATCTAAAGAAACAGACGGCCCCGGAGTAATCGAAGTATTAGTTGGCCGTATGTAATCAACATAAAAGGAAACTAATGAATTTTATTAAAAAAGCGAAGTATCATCTCCAAGTAGAGACTGGATGGGGATACTTTTATCATCTTTGGCATAGTATTAAAAATAGTTGGGTTTTACTTGTAATTGTGTTTAAAAGCACAGTGCATGGCTTTTTTCCTTGGATATGGAAAGCAGATGCCCCACTTGGAGTTATAAAACTCTATCATCAAATTATGAAAATTGAACATATCCGCAAACAAGATCATCTAAGAAAGTTACCAAAAAATGAACGATACAGAACATAAATTACTTACTCTTTTAAACAGTTACGGTGATATAGTTGAACTTAATTATAAGTTTGATTCTGAGCGTTGTATTAATGACTTGTCAAAACTGGATTGGCTAGACAGTACAAATAATAAAACTGCTCTTAACCTAACTGGTCCATTGGATGACTTAGGACTTGAAGCAAGAGATAAACATGCCGCTGATCAACAGTATAACGATAACTTGTATGCTTGTCCTGGTATAAAACATTTTTTTGACAAATGGGAAAAGTTAGCAAGATGCAGAGCGGCAAAACTTGATGCTGGCAGTTATTTTAAAATGCATAGAGATGCATATAGATTTCATCCGCAAATGAGAATTTTTATTCCTTTGAATGCTACAGAAGTGCATGAATGGAACTTTATATATGATAAAGATAGAGTTGAATTTAAACCTGGAGTTCCATACATATTAAACACAAGAAAGCAACATGGAAGTTTTGCTTTTGTAGATGGAATATATCATGTGTTAATGAGTGTGTATATTACAGAACAAAATATTAGAAAAGTAACTGGATTGTTACCTAACTGTCAGGAGTGGTAATATGCGTCTTCCATTAACTATTGATGATTACGAAGGCGAGTTTATTATACACGATACTCGTATTGTAAATGGTAAGAAAGAAGAAGACCGTGAATGGATTCCCCGTGCAGTTACCAACAATGATCATAGAGGATATGCAGTTATTATAGGCAATGGCCTTAGTAGAGAAAAGTTTAATCTAGCACATTTAGCACGACACAGGGGTGGATTGTTTGCAAGTATGCGTTGTCAGACATATGGATGTAATGCCCTGTACAGAGATTTTAGTCCAGATTTTTTAGTAGCTCATAATCCTGCAATAACAAAAGAAGTAGTTGAAAGTGGATATGCAGATAATAAAATTGTTTATAGTAGTGCCCAACAACTTGTTAAATATCCTGGAAAACTTTATCTCATTCCACAAAATATAAACATGAATGCAGGTGCTCTTGCCACATACTTGGCCGCATTTGACAACCATAAAAACATTTATTTGCTTGGATTTGATAATCAGTTAGATCCTGAATCTAATAATAATATATATGCTGGCACTGAAAATTACAATGATGAATTTACACCAGATCCTGATGCAAAGTGGATAAACAATATGAATAGATTGTTTCAAGCATATACAGATGTCAAGTTTACATTTGTAAACAACAATCCAGCGTATGTTTTCCCAGAAAAATGGAACTGGTCAAAAAATCTTAAAAAATTGACCATAAGAGAATTTATCTGTGAAATGGATATTGGTTAGATTACAACACGCCACTTAGCAGGTCTATATTCACCTTCAAAACTTTTTAGCCAGTTTGTACCTGACCATTTGTATTGTATATTTGTTGTCGCATTAGTAAAATATTCTACAGTAGTAACACTAGAAGCATCAAATGCAATATTCCACTGTGTTCCATCCCATTGTATAATATCATTAGCCTTAGCAATTAAATCAACATTTGCAGTGCTTTTCCAAAAATCTGGACCATCTGTGTTGTCTATATGTCCAATATCTTCTAAAATTAAATAACGACTACCAACATTTTTTGCAAGTGTATCAGAAACTTTTGTCGGATTGATAATTGCATCAACTGCTTCAAGTGTATTAGTTGGAATAGTATCAGTGTCTATAGTGACTAAAAGTATATTGATATCAGTTGGATGATATGCTATTGTGCCAACTATTTCATTTCCTGCTTCATTTTCAAATCTTATTTGAGTTATTCCAGGGTTGATAGGTCCATATTGTTCTAGCACTGCCGCCCAGCCTGGCTTGGTTGCTTTAGGATCAGTGACAATTTTTGCAGGGTCTTTCAATGTAGGTTCCCCTGTATCATTAGTGGCTTCTTGTGTATAATCAACAAGTTCTGCCTGTCCATTAAGTAAGATTGCACCATACCTTCCTGGAGTGACTACTAATCGGTTGCCTAACACTAAGTTATCATTGCCAATTGAAGCAACAACATCTCCTTGTGCATCAAAAATACTATTAACAATTTTGTGAATTACACCCATCTTTTTAACATTTGCTGGCATACTTAAGAATATTGGCATCTCAAATGTCAATGTAGCAACATCAATTGTATCTTCAACGCCAACAGGAATTGTTCTACTAGTAAAGTTAACATCTGTAAGTTCAACAAAACTTAGACTTGTCCAATCAACATAGTTGTCTGTGCTTTGTATTTCTAGTGCAGGATTGAATAGACATAACATTTGTTCTAATAATTGTAGTTTCATCTCAGTATTAGTTGTGAATATGTCTAGGTTCATTGTTAAGTCATATGGAACTGGCATATGTCTTTCAACTGTTACTGCTTGGCTTTGTGTACGACTGTATGTTTTTGTACTGTCGTTATACTTTCTTTGTCTAACATGTAATTTGTCAACAAAATTTGGCTCTTGTACACGTTCTCTTGCATATTTCAAACTGCTTATATATGCACTCATCATTGGTGCATTTGCAACTTTATTTGCACTATTTTCTGTTAGAATATTTGCAACATTACGACTCATATCACCATAACGCACAGGAACAGTAAGCAAATCTCTATCGCCACTTGCACTAGGAGACCCTATTTCAATCTGAAAATTACTAAACATTCTTACAAATTGTAACAAGAATCTTCTTATTTGATTGTCATAGAAAAATTGTCTAGCCATTAATCATCTGCCTCTGGTAGTAGTGCATCACTGAGAGTTTGTCTATTCTTTCTAGTGACACCTTGCTCATCAACATAAGTGTTAGAATTGTTAATAAATCTATCTTTTTGTGTTTCGCCTTGTCCGCCTGTGATATTAGTACGAACTGCATCTTCAACCTTTACCCATCGATTGCTATCATATCTAAATAATCTGTTTGGTTTGTAATCTAATCTTAACACATAATCTCCTACGCTTGGATTAGTTGGGAATGATATACCAGGTGTAACTGGAAATCCGTTTGGTGCCAATCCATCACCAACTAGGTGTCCAGTGTATCCACTACTTGCTGGAGTAGTTGGAACTTCATCCACAGTCACCAATGCACTACTTGCTTTAATACCTGCATTGTCAGCAGTTTCTGCTTCATCAGGATCAACTGGTGTTCCGTCTTTTTCAAGTGGTACAACAAAAAATGGAGTTGTATCATAGCCACTTTTTGGAACTTCTTCTTCGGCTTGTTCTATAATTTTAGTGTTAATCTCAAGCTCTTTTTTATAAGTGCTGAGTAAATCTTTAAGAGTGCTAGTAGTGTCTTGGTCGTCACTTGTTTTTGCTTTTGCATCAAATATATCTTTGTATTCTTGACTATCTACAAGTGGTGTACACTTCACTCGCCATATATGTGGATACCATGTAGGGCTGAATCCTTCTGCACTATTATTTGCATCTTGCACAACATAGTAACGTCGAAGTGCCGCTGGTAGTTCACTGTCTAATGGATAGAAATCTCGTAAGTGAGGTAGCTCAAATACATCACCATTGATGATTTTACGACCAATACTGTTAATCATATCATTTAAATGAAAACTTACAAATAGTGTATCATTTTGTAAAAATAATCCAAATTGTGTTAGGTCAAAGTCTATATCTGCAACATTGTATATGCCACGTAGTTGGTAAACGTCTGGGTCGTACTTACGGTCTCTATTCTCCAAAAATAGCAAGTCTTGAATATTTGTTTCACTTTGAGTTGCATATCCTGGTCGAGTTGCATCATAACCTTCTTCACCTTCGACTGGTATGTTATCAGTATCAGCACCTAAGTACTTGTGGATATTAATACCAGTGCCGCCAATGGTAAACATTTCGCGAATTCTGTTGTCAAAAAACTCGTAATCTTTACCGCGATCTGGTTTCCATAATGATAGTCTTGGCATTCTGTACCTCTTATACAGTATTTATGAATAAGTTCTGGTTGACAAATATGTAGAACATGTTATTATAAGTAATATAAGATTGTAGGAGACATGATATATGCCATTAGTTAAGCGAAAGAAAAAAGTAGCACGTTCAGCACCTAGAGTTAGGCGTGGGGCTAAACTACAAGGTCCAAGTTTTGTTGATTATGAAAATCTATCTGGGTATGAGTTTCACAGACTTAGACAGAAAGCAGTTGACTTTTATTACCAAAATTTTAAACAAAGTGATGTGATTCCATTTGTATACCAATGGATGAAAGCAGAAGGATATAGTAAAAAAGATATTTCATCTGCTAAGAAAGGTAATATCAGTGCAACAGTTGCAATCTATGCAAAATTATTGCTAGATGGTTGTCCTAATTATCATGAACCACACAACGAGTACTGGGAGTCATGTCCTGGAACAATGAATAGTGTAAGGCCAATTACAGATTTTATAAAGCCAAAAATTGAAGAAGCGATAGCGGCTGGGTCTTTGGTTGTAGTAGAACAAAAGGCAGTTGAAGAAACAAAAGCCACAAAGCCAGTTTTATCTATACAAGAAAAATTAAGAATTACAAGTTTAAATTATGCATCTATATTTGAGGATGAAATAGATAACATCATTGAGAATATACAAAAGTATAATGTAAAAGATTTTAATCCAGTAGGTACAATGCGAAAGCATGAAATAAAAGCAAACCATGCTCGTATTATGCGACAGTACTTTCAGCCACTTGCAGACGAGTTTGCTGAGTTAACTGGGCCTAAGAAAAAAGATAATGATTTGTATAACCAACTAGTTGAAGGCTATGCACATTTTGATACAAAGTCACAAAAGAAGATTGCAACAGTATATCAAGCATTAGTTCAAGCATGTGATATGATTATTACTAGCCAGAAAGCAAATCAAACACGAACTAGAAAGCCAGTTGCTAAAGATAAAATAGTCAAAAGGATGAAGTATCAAAAAGAAGATACAAATCTAAAACTTGCTAGTATTAATCCAGTGGACATACTTGAAGCATCTGAGTTGTGGGTATACAATACTAAAACTCGTAAGTTAGGAAAGTATGTTGCGGAACCACATGCCACATTACAAGTTAAAGGTACAACAATTTTATACTATGATGAAAAACAAAGTATTCAAAAGACTCTTAGAAAGCCAGCACAACAACTTGCAGAGTTCAGCAAGGCTGGTAAAGTGGTACTTCGAAAGTTTATGAATGAAATAAAAACAACAGATACTAAACTAAATGGCAGGATCAACGATCAGACAATACTCCTTAAAGTTGCTAAATAATAGTAATCCAAAGGAATAAACATGGCTGACTTAGCAACTGAAAAGCAAAAACTATTTGATTATATAACACTAAGCCTAGGCGGAGGCATGGTTGATGTTGAACTTGATGCGGCACACTATGACATTGCCTTACAAAAATCGTTTGATGTGTATAGACAAAAAAGTAGTAATGCAGTTGAAGAAAGTTATGGTTTTCTTGAGCTAATAAAAAATCAACAAGATTATACATTACCAGATGCAGTACAAAATGTAAGACAAGTTTTTCGTAGTACTACAGGTAATGTTGGTAGTGTATTTGAGCCATTTGAAGCAGGGTATATGAATACCTATATGTTAGTTGCCGGCCGTGTTGGCGGACTAGCGACATATGATTTTTATAAGCAATATCAAGAAATGGCAGGACGTATGTTTGGTGCCTATCTTGTGTTTACATTTGATCCAGTGTCTAAGAAGTTAACACTTGTTCGTAATGTACAAAGTGATGGAGAAACTGTTTTACTTTGGATGTACAATACTCGCCCAGATGTTAACCTATTAACAGATCCACGTTGTAAGCCGTGGATATATGATTATGCTTTGGCTCGCAGTAAGTATATGTTAGGAGAAGCAAGAAGTAAATTTGCTACTATTGCAGGTCCACAAGGTGGAACTAGCCTAAATGGTGATACTTTAAAAGCAGAAGCACAACAAGAAATGGATAAATTAGAAACTGATTTATTGAATTATGTTGATGGACAAATGCCATTGACATGGGTAATGGGATAACTTAACTAGAAGGTAACATATGATAATTGGAATTTGCGGTTTGATAGGTAGCGGCAAAGGAACCGTTGCGGATATTTTAGTCAATACACATAAATTTAAAAAAATTAGTTTTGCTGATAAACTTAAAGATGGTGTAGCAAGTGTGTTTGGTTGGGATCGCAAAATGCTAGAAGGAGATACAGATGAAAGTAGACAGTGGAGAGAGCTTAAAGACGACTTTTGGTCTAATGAAACAAAAATGGAAGTCACTCCTCGCTTGGTTCTTCAGTTATTTGGTACTGATTGTATGCGTAATGGCTTCGATGACGGAATCTGGGTAAGCCTAGTCAAAAAAGAATTATTGGATAATCCAGGACGTAACTATGTTATTCCAGATGTACGTTTTGCAAATGAAGTTAATATGATTAGAGATATTGGCGGAGAAGTTTGGGAAGTAAAACGTGGACCAGACCCTCAGTGGCTAATTGAATACGAGACAAATGGAACTGAGCCAACAGTGCATGCCAGCGAATGGAAATGGATCAAATCAAAAAAAGATTTAGTAATTGAAAATGATGGTACATTGGATGAACTTAGTAATCAGGTACTAAGTCGCCTTGCTTAGTATTCCATCCTTCGTGTCCTAGTTCAGTCAAACAATTTAAACAAACAGTTTTAAGATTAGTATGTTTAATATTAATCATGTTTCCGTCTATATAATACACTTCAAGTTGATCATAAAATTTAGCCTCAAAGCCACACTTTTCACAATGGGTTTTTTTCTTATACCCTGCCTTTGACCATGGACTTTTATTTTTATGATGTCTGTGGTTACGAGTGCAACTATCACACATTTTACGATAGTACACCTTTTCCCCTTTTCTATAGTTTACTGCCGCAAACTTTTTCTTGCATTTAGTGCATATAGGCCTATTACTCATAAAAATATTTACCGGCGCCCTTTAAAGGTACCAATCATTCTGAATCATATTGGGTGATTTTTAGTCTTTAAAGGTAAATACACTAGTAGAATACAATTATTTTTTGAAATGCGAGGAAATGTAAATGGCACTAGTATCACCAGGTATCGAAGTTTCAATAATTGACGAGTCACAATATGCGAGTACCGCGGTCGGAACCGTACCTATGCTCATAGTGGCAACAGCTCAAGACAAACTCGATCCAACCACAGGCAACACTGCGTTGGGAACAACAGCGGCAAATGCTGAAAAAACTTATTTAATAGGTTCACAAAGAGAGTTGGTATCAACTTTTGGTGAGCCGGCTTTTTATCAAAATTCAACCGGTACTGCGTTACACGGATATGAAATTAACGAATATGGCTTAATGGCGGCATATTCACTATTAGGTGTAAGTAATCGAGCTTATATTGTAAGAGCAGATATTGACTTAGCAGAACTAGAAGGTTCAGCAGGCAGACCTACTTCACTTCCATCAAACGGAACACATTGGTTAGACATTGTAAACACACGTTGGGGAATATTTGAGTGGAATGCAAGTACACAAAAGTTTGTTAACAAAGTTCCAACTGTAATCACTGAAGCCGCTGATATGGACACTGGTACACAGAAGCCAAAAGCACATATTGGTGTAGAAGGCGACTATGCAATTGATGCAACAAGTACAGACAATACTGTATTTAGAAAAACTGGAACAGGATGGTTTGGTGTAGGAACAACTGCATGGTATGGAGCCATTCCAACAGTCACAGGTACAGTTGCAACTCCAACAGTAGGCCTAGGAGATTCATTTAGTATTAATGGTACAACAGTTACATTGTCTAGTACAACATTAACTGCTACAGTAAGTGATATTAATACTGCCGCAATCACAGGTATTACTGCATCACAACGTGATAACAAACTTATATTACACGCAGATTCAACAGCCGCATCAAATGCAGGCACATTAACATTAGCAAACGTGTCAGGAACATTCTTGACAGACGTGGGATTGACAGCCGGAGTTTATTACTCACCAGCAGTAAACATTGATCCACATACAATTGTGCCAGAGTGGAAATCATCAGATACTGCACCACGTCCATCAGCAAGTGTATGGGTAAAGACTACATCACCAAATAACGGTCAGTTAATTGACATTTCCGTGTTTAGTAGCATAACTGAAAAGTTTGGAGATTTAAATGTTGGTGGTTATAGAGGTGAGCGTCGTGCAATTCATGGACTTGATCCAATTGGCGGTGGCTTAAACATAGCAGAAGGTACTGTAATCGCAGTTAGCTCTATTATTAATGCAACAGGACAGTTGATTATTGAATTTAACCGTAGAGCAGTAAAAGGTGAGCTATCAGTAACTGGAGAAACAACAACTCCAACATTTACAGCAGGACACCAATTTACAATTAATTCAAGTGATAAAGGAACTCCTAACCTAACTTCCACACAGATTACACTTAGCGCCACAACCGCTGAAGGTTTTGTACAAGATATCAACGATGCTGGTATTGCAAACGTAACTGCAGAAATATCAGATACAGGTGCAATAGTAATCAAACATTCACTTGGTGGATTGATTGTACTACAAAATGACGCCGGTACTGCTCTTACAGACGCAGGATTTGCAAACACAAACGATTTTATTACAACCACACCAGGTGGTAACTTAGGATTGTCTAACTTTGTACCGCTTACATATGTAGCGGCAAGGTTACAACCAAGTACTAACCCTGCAAATCGCAGATTATGGTATCATAATGTAGTAGATGAAGTTGATATCATGATTCATGATGGTACAAATTTTAAAGGTTACAGAAATGTAAGCACAGATGCACGTGGATATGATTTAACACAAACCAGTCCAGGTGGTGCAATAGTAGGTGCAAGTGCTCCAATGACACAAAGTGATGGAACTGCAATTGTGTATGGAGATATTTGGATTGATACAAGTACAATTGAAGATTATCCAGTTATTAAGCGTTGGGAATATAATGCAACTGACCAAATTGATGAATGGGTAACACTTGATAACACAGACCAAACATCAGAAAACGGTGTGTTATTCGCAGATGCACGTTATATGGGTGACGGAACAACAAGTGTAGCAAGTGGAGATATTACAAGTATTGCAGATTTAACTACAAGTGATTATTTAGACTTAGATGCACCATCACCAGCACTATATCCAAGAGGTATGATACTGTTTAATCAGCGTAGAAGTAGTTACAACGTAAAGAGATTTACAAAAGATTACTTTAATGCAATTGATTTCGCAGGTGAAACATTACCAACAGAAAAAGATGCATGGGTATCAGTAGCAGGACTAAAGAATGACGGTTCACCATATATGGGTAGACATGCAGTACGTCAAGCAGTAGTAGCGGCTATGAAGTCAATTATTGACACAAGTGGTGAATTACGCGAAGAGCAACGTAACTTTAATATTATGGCATGTCCAGGATATTCAGAAGCAATTGCTAACTTGGTTGCACTAAACAATGATAGACGTAACACTGCGTTTATTGTTGGTGATGCACCATTCCGTTTAGCGGCAAATAGCACAGAAATTCAAAACTGGGCAAACAACGTTAACCTATCAACAGATAACAATGACGATGGATTAGTAACTGCTGATACATACTTAGGATTATTTTACCCAAGTGGGGTAACAACTGACCTAAGTGGAGAAAGTATTGTAGTTCCAGCATCACACATGATTTTGAGAACTATGATTCGTTCAGACGAAGCAAGTTTTCCATGGTTTGCACCGGCTGGTGTAAGACGTGGTGTTGTTGATAATGCAACAGGATTGGTATTTATTGACAGAGCAACAGGTGAAGCAACTAGTACTGGTGTTAGAGAGTCACTAAGAGACACACTATACAGTAACAGTATTAATCCAATAGCATTCTTCCCTGGAAACGGAATTCTAAACTATGGTAACAAGTCAAAAACTGCAACTGCAAGTGCATTAGATCGTATTAATGTAGCACGTTTGACTGCTTACATACGTGAAAGACTAGGCGTAATTACTAAGCCTTTCGTATTTGAGCCAAACGACAAACTTACACGAGACGAAGTAAAGCAAGTTGTAGAATCATTGATGAACGATTTAGTTGCAAAACGTGGTTTATACGATTACTTGGTAGTTTGTGATGAAACTAACAATACAAACGACAGAATTGATCGTAATGAATTGTATATAGATGTAGCGATTGAGCCAGTAAAGGCAGTTGAATTCATTTATATTCCGGTTCGTATACAAAATACAGGCTCTATCTAAGAGCCTGTTTTTAAAGGGCACCCTTTTTTAAAACAAGGTAAAATAGCAACTAAATACTAGTATAGCAGGAGCAAAAATAATATGTCAGTAAGTTCATTAAGCAAATTTACAGTACCTTTAGCATCGGATCAATCCGCATCAGCTCAAGGTCTGTTAATGCCAAAATTAAAGTATCGCTTCCGTGTAAGTTTTGAAAACTTTGGTGTTTCAACTCCGCGTAGCGAACTAACAAAGCAAGTAATAGATTTCACTCGTCCAAGTGTAACATTTGACGAAATTCCAATTGATATCTACAACAGTAAAGTATACCTACAGGGTAAACATACATGGGAACAAGTCACAGTCAACATGCGTGATGATGCAAGTGGACAAGTTGCAAAACTAGTTGGCGAGCAAGTACAAAAGCAGTTTGATATGATGGAACAAGTTAGTGCCGCATCAGGTATTGACTATAAGTTCATTACACGTTGTGAAGTATTAGACGGTGGTAACGGTGCCGCGGCACCAAACGTATTGGAAACTTGGGAATTATATGGTTGTATGATTACTAATGCAAACTACAACGACCTAAACTATGCATCAAGTGAAGCCGCAACAGTTACAATGAGTATTCGCTTTGATAATGCAGTACAGACACCAGTCGGTGCTGGTGTTGGCGCAACAGTAGCAAGAACACTCGGCGAGGTGGTAACAGGATAATAGAGTAAGATGGCAATTCTTAACTCGTTCCTTAATGCACTTTCAACCGGCGATAATATTCGAGACTATCGTCATGCGTCTAAAACATTCGTGGATGGAAACTATCGCCTTGCTCCTAAGCATAGGTTTTTATTCCATGTTACTTTCGCAGTAAACGCCGGACTTGGATTCTCTTTTGGTGCAAGTGATACACTAGAAGCAAGTTTTCTTGTTAAAAGTGTTGACCTTCCAAGGTATACATTTGATCTAGAAGAACAAAATCAGTACAACAGAAAAAGATATTCATACAATAGAATGAATTACGAACCTGTTCGTATTATCTTTCATGATGATAACAGTGATGTAATCAGAAATATGTGGTATGCTTACTATTCATACTACAATAATGATCCAAGTTATGAAAGTACTTCAAGTTACAGTTATAGAGATGTTTATTCGCCGATGATGGGAAACTCTACACAATGGGGTTTGGATCGTAATGGTGGACAATTTTTTAATTATATTAAAATTTACAGTATATACCAAAAGAAATACACTGAATATTGGTTGGTAAATCCTATAATTGAAAGTTTTGAACATGATAGACATGATGTACAAGATTCAACAGGTACACTTGAGCATCAAATGTCACTAAGATTTGAAACTGTAAAGTATAAATCAGGAAATATTGCTGGTGATGGCCCAGCCGGCTTTGGACAAACACATTATGACAAAGCACCAAGTCCATTAACTGCACAAGGTGGTGGTACAACTAGTGTATTTGGGCCAGGTGGATTTGTAGATGCAGTTGGTTCAATTGGGGCAGATCTAGCAGGCGGTAATGTGGCTGGTGCAGTCTTAACAGGAATGAGATCAGCACAAAATCTTAAAGGTGCTAATCTTGGTAGTATGTTAAAAAGTGAATTAACAAGCATGGCAGTTGGTGCAATGCAAGGTAAAAATCCATTAGGCGATTTTAGTTTTCCAAGTAAAGGAACGCAAGGATCAGGCGGAAATGCTTTACCAAGTGTTCCAAAAATTTCTGGAGTGTCCAACCAAACCATTCCAGGAAGTAGCACAAATGTTTTTAGTAATGGATCAGCAATACAAGCAAACTTAAAATCTGCTATGCCAAGTTTTTCTTTACCTGGTGGTTTTCCAGGTGGTGGAGGAAAGCCAAATTTACAATCACTATCAGGTGGTGTGAATCAAGCATTTTCACTTGCTAAAAACATGCCGGCAGCAATTACTTCTAAGTTTCCAAATATTAGTCCATTTACTGACCCAGCATTTAAAAGTAAGTACAATAGTGATCTTGCAAAAGCTCAAGAAACTATTAACAAAGAATTACCTGGAGCACTT